AGCTTATATTTCATGTCATTGCCCGTCCTTTCTCTCTATCGGTCTGTCTATTCTTCCTGAAATCTGTTCTTTAGGGACGCAATCATCGCTTGTGCGGCAATGCTCAGATACAAAACTCCAATTTCATAGATAAAGTCGCGGTCAATCTCGATAAAGCATTCTCTAACGTGTGTAAAAACCAGACCCAGCAAGTCCCTGTACAGTGGATCATCAAAGGGCTTGAACCGCGTAAACTTGCTTTTGGCAGCGTCCCATGTCATAGACGCTTCGCCCTCAGCACTGGTCATTGCCTCACAGAGAATCATGCTGACGCCCATTTTTCCGTTGCCGGTCAGGAGTTCTCCTTCGTAATAGCTGAGTAGGTCTTTCTTGCGTCGAAGCGGAACTACATCGCAGTTGTCATCCAGCTCAAATGCAATCAGCTCCGCAATCAGTTCCCGCCAGACCGCATAACCGGCGTTAATGGTTCCGTCCTCTTCGCGGCTGATGGTATCGTCCATGCAGTATCGCTCAAAGAAATTATCTCCGTCAATCTCGTTGCGGGTGCAGAAGATATGCGCCAGCTCATGCAGAAGAATGTGCTTCAACTCTGCCGGATGACGCGCTATGTCTGTGCGCAGAAGGATTCCGTCCGCGCCGTCTCCTGTGCCAACGAAAGCGGAAGCGTGAAAGTCGAAATAGCCGTCCTCTTTGTATCGGTCTGTCAGGCGGTTCTGGAAATACTGCTTGCAGAACTGCTCAAAGACTTCCTGCTGGTTTTCCGTCTGAAAGCAGCACAGCACAAGATTGTCCTCGCTGAACTCCGTTCCCAAGCGTTCGTTAAAGATGGAAGCAGCATAGAAAAGGGCTTCTTTATAGTCGTTGTTGTTCATCTAATTACTATCCTTCATCCTCATTCACCCCTCCGGTCTGACATTTTTCAGGAAGTCAGAGTGCGGTACATACGGCAAGTTGAGCTGCCAGCCCATGCGGTTCAGCTCGTTGAGCTTGATCAGCATCAGGTTGATGTTTGTTCCCATTGCAGCAGAAAGCTGCACCACATCGTAGTCCTGCTTCATCAGGTCAATCAGCTCATCATCGTCAATGATCAGGTGCGAGGCAAATGCATTCGCCTCATATTCGTGTTTTGTGCGCATATCGAACAGCACGAACTCCGGGAGCGGTTCGTTTCCTTTGGCAAGATCACGGTGAAAGGTATCATGCCCGATCTCGTGACCGCAAACCATTTGCATGATCAGATACTCCATGTTGGAGTTCAGAAGAATATGCCGCTCTTTATGGCGGTAGGTGTACATTCCGAGCAGATCGTTCAGATTGTCAAGAAAATGGAGATGAATGCCCAGCTCACGGGCAATCTTCAAGGTATCTCTTGTTCCACAGCTTTTGACAATGCTGTTCGCCTTTTTGTATATTTCCTCGGAGCGAATTATCACGGGACCTTCACCCCTTTCATGTTGAAAACAGTCAAAGTAAATCCGTCAAGAAACCGAGACGTAGACAGTTATTCCTCTGCGTCCGTACCGGTCTTCTTGTATTTCTTCGGCGTGTATTTCTCAACATTCCGGGCTTTGGATTCCCAATATATATCCTGCAACGCCTTCATCACCGCATCCTTGTCCTGCTCAGACAGCGTACCGCCCGCAAACAAGCCGGACATCCCTTCAATCAGGTCCTTTGCCTGTTTCATGCCACGGGAGCCGTACTGCTCGGATGCCTGAACCACAAACTCTTCGTCCTCGGTCAGCAGATAGTTCACATCCACCTTGAAGTATTCCGCGATTTTTCTGTAAGCGTCCTTGGTACGGGGAAAGGAAATGCCGTTCTCGTACCGGGTAATCATACGCCTGTTGATCCCCAGTGCATCGGCTACTTCCTGCTGGGTCAGCTTCCGCTTCTCCCGTTCAGCCTTGAATTTCTCTCCAAACGTCATTTTGGTAATCACTCCTGTTCACAAAAAGTTTGCGACATCAAATTGCGCAAGTCTATTGACAAAGGCACTTGAAGTGCGTATAATAATGACTGAGCAATCCAACTACTCATAGTATATCCTGAATTGCTCATCCTGTCAAGGGGCATGAGTAGTTGTACACGAAAAAGTTACATCTTTTGAGCAGTTCAAATGGACAGGCATTTATGCTGCCGAAGATCATCCGTACCGGCATACACCGGTATGAGGGAACAGGAGTGAGAAAAACAGAAATGGCTACACAGTACAGAAAAGCATACGTCCCGGTTACGCTGGATGTGGACAAGGAGGGGGCAATCCTCCCTCGCCTTATCTGGTGGGACAACGGTGTAATCTTTCAAATCGACCAGATTCTATACAAATGCCGCGCCACATCCAAAAAGGTTGGGGGCGGAGGCATCCGTTACACAGTTCAGATTCGTGGAAAGGAGTCATTTCTTTTCCACGAAGGAGACAAGTGGTTCGTCGAAGCAAAGGAGGACAACTGCTCATGATTTTATCCCAGCGCCAACTTGAAGAAATTGCAGCCTCAACAACGAAGGACTTCAACCGGTTCTTTTTCGGGGATGAGGCGGACAAGCCCGACCGATCAGCTTTGCCAACACCCATTGATCAGTTTGCAAAGAACTATCTCGGTCTTCGCGTATCATTCGCCCGTCTCTCGCCGGACGGAAGCATCTGCGGTGTCACTGCCTATGCCGACACTGAGTACAAGATCACGGAACTTGGTATTACGCGCACACTGGCTTTGAAGCGTAATCAGGTCATCTTGGACGAGAGCTTCATTCGATCCGGCAACGTGCAGCGGCTCTGCGCCAAGCGCAGATTTACCCTTGCCCACGAGTGCGCCCATCAGATTCTCTTCCAACTGGAATCGGAAGAGGTAAAGGCGTCCTGCGAAATGAAATATTCCGCACGGACAGCCTATACGCCGCGAGAGCTGAAAACCCGCGAGGACTGGAACGAGTGGCAAGCAAATGTCTTGGGCGCGGCGATCCTGCTTCCTCAAAAAGAGGTTGACCTGGCAATGCGTCGGTTTGCAGAAACGCCGCTGATCAATTACGAGGGGAGGTATTCGTATGGTGATCACTTAACGCTGCGCCTTTTCTGCCGGTTGTTCGGTGTCTCCAAGACAACGGCGTCTATCCGCCTTCGTCAGCTCGGCTACATGGTAGATCGTCCATTCAGTGAGTATGTTGACCCATTGGAGGTGTGGTAATGAAGAGAGCATCCATTCGGGTTCAGGAACCGACGCCGGAGCTGATCGAAAAAATCCGCAGGGCAAGAGTTGCCATTTCCCAGCAGAAGCCCCGATACCTGAAATGTCCCTATTGTCAGCATAATGCCATTGCTGTCTACGAGGACACGAGGGGTCATGTAGAATCCAAGTGCAAGAAATGCGGGCGGATCACAGTCTTTGATGTGCTGAATATGAGAAGACTGCGACCGCGTACCAAGTAAGAACCGGAGGACAAGCCTCTGTTCTAAAATAAAATATATGTCATAGCTGAGCTGTGGAGCCGCCTGATAGGTGAAGTCATCCTAATGCCGCATGAGACAGAGTTTAATTGCTCTGTTTTATCGGCATGGGATTCAAACCTCACCGTCATGCGGCTCTTTTTCTGTCTTCACCCTTCCCGCTGCTCCCGCGCAGCGGAAAGGATGAACAATGAAAATCCCTAAAACCCCTATCGCGTTCGATTACGACCTCTGGACTACGGAGGACGGCAAGTGCATGGTGCGCGTGAAACGAACCGGCGAAGTTTCCGAGGTTGACCGCAAGGTTATGAGAATCCTTCGCGCAGAGGAAAAGCGGATCAGACGCTCGTATGGCTCTGACAACAGCTCTGAGGATGAGGACGGCGCAGAGAAAATTTCTGATACCGTGCTGTCCCTTGACGCTATGCCGGAGGACGATGTGAAGTCCGCTGCATGGCTGGCAGACTCCCGCGACTGCATGGAGGAACTGATCACCGCCCTCAAAGAGAAGGAGCTTCTTTCCATTCTGACAGAGAAGCAGCGCGAATTGTATCTTGCGATGACCCGTGAAGGACTGACTCTTCGAGAGTTTGCCCGAAGGAAAGGCATCGGCATCAGAGCTGCATTTGACCTCAAAGCAGCGGTGCAGAAAAAATTTCAAAGAATTTTTTGAGCGGTACTCAACAAACGGCAAAAAGATGTCCGTTGTAAAGTGAAAGGGTCAATCAGACCACTTCACTGCTCCTTGAAAACTGAATAGTTCAGTGCTGCGGATCTTTCCGCTTCTGCGAAGCAACACAGCTTCCGACGCCAAGACCTCCCGAAAGGGAGTGAGCGACCTCCGGAGAGCTATAACAGTCGTGTGGTGCGGCTGCTTGCGACGATGCAGATGCCGGGTATAATGATACTTCCGTCTTTTCTTTGAATGGGCGGCTCGGAGCGATCCTCGGAGGGGTGAGAGTCCCATGATACCGATTAACCGATGGTAGTCCGCAGCATTCCCGGAACTGCAAAGTTCTTCTGGCAGGGGCGCGAGCTGCAAATATGCCGGACGACGAAACAAACCCAAAAGAAACTTACTATATAGTTTCAGGATGAAAACTATGTGGCAGAGTGTCTTCACAAGATGCTCTGCCATATCCTTTTGTCCTGAATAGTTCTACGAAACAGGAGGTGCTTAGAATATGATGGGCATTGAAACAATGAAAAACGTCAGCCCGAAAACGGTTGACCGAAGCACACTCGTTCAGAGAAGCAGCGTCCGGCTTGATCCTGCGGCACCGCGAGAGGACAGGCTGAGGGAGTTCATCAAGCAGATCAGAAATCCCTACTGTTATCTGGACGGGAAGACAGTGGTGAAGATCAGCTTCGCCGAGACGGACACGACAATGGAAGATTGTCTGGAACACTATCTGAGAGGTCTTTGATTTATGAACAGTCTGAATCTTTTCACCCGGTTCTATGGACAAGCGATTGAGCCTGTGGTATAATGAAATCGGTCAAAAAAAGAAGAATACGGATTAAGCCGCTTGCCCTGATGGTCATGTGGCGCTTTCGTGTTTCTCTTCATAAGAGTTGAAGCAAGCCTTCGTCTTTCTGATTTGATGTACCACACCAAACAGAAAAACGGAGGTTATTTTTATGCCAGATAAGGTTTACCGCACGGCGATCTACTGCCGTCTGTCCCGTGAGGATGGAGACAAAGTAGAAAGCAACTCCATCGCCAGTCAGAGAGCTATCTGCGAGGACTATATCGCAAGACATGAGGATTTGGAGCTGGTCTGTGAGCCGTTTGTGGATGACGGTTACAGCGGCGTTTCCTTCAATCGTCCTCAGTTCAAAAAGCTGGAAGAGGCAATCCGCAAGGGTGCGCTTGACTGCATTGTGGTCAAGGATCTCAGCCGCTTCTCAAGAAACTACATCGACGGCGGACGCTACATTGAGAAGGTATTCCCGCAGCTCGGCATACGCTTCATCGCAATCAATGATGCGTATGACAGTCTGACCGGTGATCCGCAGTCCGACTCCTTTGTTATCCCGTTCAAAAACTTGATTAACGATTCTTACTGCAAGGACATCTCCATGAAAATCCGAAGCAGTCTGGAAGTCAAGCAGAAGAGCGGTGAGTTCGTCGGTTCGTTCGCCCCTTACGGCTACATGAAATCGCCGGAGAACAAAAACCAGCTCATCGTGGATGAAGCGGTCAGCGAATATGTGCAGATGATCTTTTCCATGTACAAGGACGGCTTCTCCATCGGACGTATTGCAAAGCGTCTGAACCAGATGGGCGTCCTGTCCCCAATGGAATACAAGCATTCCGCCGGTGTGAAGTTTGATACCGTCTTCAAAACCGGCGATACCGCAAAATGGACATACAAAGCCGTCCAGCGTATTCTCACCAACGAGGTTTATATCGGCGTTCTGGCGCAAGGCAAGCGCGGCACTCCCAACTACAAAGTCCGCGTTGTGAAAAGCAAGGATGAATCCGAGTGGGTCAAGGTAGAAAATGCGCATGAAGCTCTTGTGCCCTACGAGGACTTCATGGCAGTCAAGGTCATGATGCAGCGGGATATGCGCTGTTCGCCCGATCAGGACGAAGCGCATCTGTTTTCCGGCTTCCTGTTCTGCGGAGACTGTCAGCAGCCAATGATCCGCAAGACCGTCCCGTCGAAGACGAAAAAGTATATCTACTACGTCTGCTCCACCAATAAGCACAGCCGGACGTGCAGCCCGCACAGCATCGCCGCAAAAGAGGTTGAAGAGAAGGTCTTCCGTGCCATTCATGACCAGATCGAGCTTGTCATCAATCTGGAACACGCGCTTGCGATGATAGAACGGCTTCCATCTCAGAGCCGTAAGGCTTTCAATTACGAAGCTCAGATCGCCAAAATCGAGGAAGAGATTGAACGGTACCAAAAGCTCAAGCTGGGGCTTTACGAGAACTTCATCGGCGGCGTCATTGATAAATCGGAATACTTCGAGTTCCGCAACAGCTACACCAAAACCATTGAGAACAAGCAGGACGCGCTTCTGCGGGTCAAAAAAGAAATGAAGCAGACGGTGACAACCGGCACGACTGAACGAAACTGGGTAACGCTTTTCAAGCAGTATGAAAACGTCGAAGAGCTGAACCGCCGTGTGCTGATGTCCCTTGTTGACCGCATTCTGATTCACGAAAACCATGCAATCGAAATCGTCTTCAAATACAGGGACGAATACCAGCAGACGCTTGAATACGTTCTCGGCTATGCCGACGAACTGGATATTGCCGTATAAAGGAGGGATGAGCAAATGGCAAGAAAAAGCAGAAAGCAAATTGCAGTCGAAGAGCCGGTTATCGAATCTGTCTCTTCCGAGGTCTTCTCAACAGCCATCTATGCCCGTCTTTCCGTTGAAAACAGCGGCAAGTCTGAAAAGGTGGATGTCATCGCAAATCAGATTGAGATTTGTAAGTCCTACATTGCAGAGCGTCCCTACCTGAATCTGATAGATACCTATGTTGACAACGGGCGAACGGGTACGGTTTTTGATAGACCGGAGTTCAACCGTCTGATGAACGACATCCGCACCGGCAGGATCAAGTGCCTTGTGGTTCGTGATCTCAGCCGGTTCGGGCGTGACTACATCGAGGCAGGAACCTATCTGGAACGGGTCTTTCCGCAGATCGGGCTTCGGTTTATCGCTATCAAAGAGAACTACGACAACTTTGATACGGACGGCTCCGGCGAAAGCCTCATTATCCCTCTGCAAAACATGATCAACACACTCTACTCGAAAGACATCTCCCGCAAGGTTTCTACCGCGCTCAAGGCGCAGATGGAAAGCGGAGAGTTCAAGAAGCGCAATCTCCCGTATGGTTATCGCTGGGATGAGGAACACAGCAATATGGTCTTTGATGAAGAAACCGCACCGATTGTCCGGAAGATTTTCCAGTGGAAGATTGAGGGGCTGTCTCTTCCGGCGATTGCAGACCGGCTTGATGCAATGAATGCACCCAATCCGGAGTTTCAAAAGTATCAGGTCGGCGTCCGCACAGGCAATGCTACGGCAAAGAAGATTTGGAACAAGTCTTCACTGACTACCATTCTGGATAATCCCCATTACGTCGGAGATACCGTTCTCGGACGGACGCTGAACGCCATCTACAAGGGCGTCAAGAATCAGCATATCGACCGCGAGGAATGGATTGTTTTTCCCAATACTCACGAGGCGATTATCTCCCGTGAGGACTTCCAGAAGGTACGAGAAATGCGGAACGCTGCTGCAAGGACAAGGGTTGAGAAGATGGAGCGCACGGAAGAAATCCGCGCTACGCTGATCAATCTCTTTGAAGACAAAATCGTCTGCGCAGACTGCGGCAGGAAGCTCTATTTCCATCGCAAGCGCGTTGACAAGCGCAAGGACGGCGCATGGTACGCCTTCTATGAGTGCAGTTCATCCGTCAAGCGCGGCAACCTCTGTACGCCGCACTATACGCGGCAGGATAAGCTCGAAGCCGATGTGCTTGCGGCGATCCAGCTTCAAGTCAAGGCGGCTCTCAATTACGACAAGCTGCTTGCCAAGCTGAGAAACAGCGAAGGCGAACGCAGCATCCGCGATCAGCAGAATGCGCTCATCACAAGCCTGAATCTGAAACTCAGCGGCATCTCCAAGAAGCGTACTCGGCTCTATGAGGACTTCACGGAAGGCATTCTCGATGAAGAGGAATACGCCTTTGCCAAGAAAGCCTACGATGAGCAGTATGCCGACCTTTCCCGGCGGTTGGATGAAGCGGTTCAGCGGAAGGTAAAGTTTGCCGAGGCAATGTCCGAGGACAATAAGTGGCTCACACTGATGAAATCCGTCAGCGGTGCAACGATGCTCTCTCAGGAGTTGGTTGACGAGTCCGTAGAGCTTGTGAAAGTCCATGAGGACGGCTCAATCGAGCTGGTCATGAAATACGGCGATATTTACGCTCTGACCGTTCAGAGTATCAAGGAAGTACAGGAGGCGATGTAAATGAGCAAGGAATACAACATCGGCATCTACATCCGCCTCTCAATGGCTGATGAAGATACCGGCTATGGCAGCAAGGCGGAAAGTGACAGCATCGGCAACCAGCGTATGCTCATCAATCGCTTTCTCGACAATCATCCGGAGTTGTCTCACTGTCAGCGGTCTGAGTTTGCGGATGACGGTTATACCGGCACGAACTTTCACCGTCCTCAGTTCACGCAGATGATGGAGAAGGTCAAGCGCGGCGAGATTAACCTGATCTGCGTCAAAGACTTTTCCCGCTTTTCTCGTGACTACATTGAAACGGGAAACTATCTGGAATGCACTTTTCCGTTCATGGGCGTCCGCTTTATCTCTATCAATGACGGCTATGACAGTGACGATTACAAAGGCACAACGGGAGGTCTGGAAGTAGTTATGCGCAGCATCATCTATGCGGCATACAGCAAAGACCTCTCCGTAAAGACCACATCGGCAAAAATCCAGATGATGAAGCAGGGTAAGTATGTCGGTGGCTACGCTCCATACGGCTACGTCCTGCATCCCTCCATTCGGAATAAACTTGCCGTAGACCCGGAGGCGGCTGATGTGATCCGTCGTATTTTCCGCGAGGCGCTGGAAGGCAGCAACACCTCTCAGATCGCCCGCAGCCTGAATGATGACGGCATCCCGACGCCGGGGCAATACTTCAAGAGCAAGCATCCCGACAAGAAGAAGTTCAGTAACATGAGCGAGAAAATCAGTTGGGAAACCGTGATGGTCTACAACATCCTCAAAAACCTTGTTTACACCGGAACGCTGGTCAGCCGCAAGATGAAGTCCTGTGGTGTCGGCTCAAAAAAGCGTGTTGTCAATGAGCCGATCATCGTAGAAGGTACGCATGAAGCGATTATCAGCAAGGAAGACTTTGAGCTTGCTCAGAAGGTCATTCGAGGTGGAGGACGGAATCCCACGCGCAAGCAGCATGACTATCCGCTCAAGGGACTTGTCCGCTGCGGAAACTGTAAACGTGCTATGACGCGCCGGAAGAACAAGGCTGGCATTCGGTACTTCCAGTGCATCCACTCGGTCAACAATGGAAACACAGACTGTCCGATTGGCAGGAGCTTTCCGGAAATGGATATTGAGAAGGTTGTCTTCCATGCCATTGCTCAGTTTCTTGCTTTGTCACAGAAGAAAACAGTCCAAAACCGCGAAGTCGGTGATCTTCGGAAATCTGCTATCAAGGAATGTGCTGATAAAATCCGCACTCTGCAAAAGCAGAATGAGCAGAACAAGGCGTCGAAGCTGAGGCTTTACGAGAAGTATGCCGCCGGGAGCATCACGAAGGAGGCGTATATTCAGCAAAAGGCGGCAACGGACACGAAAATTGCTGAAAACGATGAAGCAATCCAGCGCAGTCACGAACGGATGAAGGAGCTTGACTCCGAGACCTCCTGTTCGGATGAAAAACTGGATGCTGTCTGCGATCAGTACGCCGACTGCAAAGCTCTGACCTATGAGCTGACCCACGCATTCATTTCTGCGGTCTACATTTACGATCTCGACAACATAGAAATCGTCTGGAAGTTCAAGGACTTCCTCACTACATCAGAAGGAGAAGCCAAATGAAAGTATTTCTTTATATCCGCGTTGCCTGTGCGGATCAGCTTGCGGCAGCAAACCAGCGGGAAGAGCTGGAACGCTATGCGAAGGATAAGGACTATGAGGTAGCTGCTGCGGTGGCAGCAGACGGCATCTCCGGCGTCCATACGGAAGGCATCATGAACTTCCTGCTGAATGAAGCCAAGCGTCAGGGCATCGGCACGATTCTCACCCGTGACACCTCACGGATCAGCCGGGACACTTCCTCTTTCATAAGGTTTGAGCGAAAGTTCAGGGAGAACGGCATCCGGTTCGAGTATCTGTCCAAGCCTGACAACGAGCTTCCGGTCACTCCAATGATGGAGGCGTTTGAGACGGCGTATAAGAAACGTCGCACAAAGAACGGCAAAAGAGCATAGAGAAAACGCAAGCCGTTCACGGGTGGTTGTCCACCTATGAACGGCTTGTAAATTCTCAAAATTTTTTTAGTTCCTACTTGACACAAGAAGACCTGTCCAGACTGGGCAGAAATTATATCGAGGCCGGCAGCTATATCGAAATCTTTTTCCCCAAACACAATGTACGATATATCGCCATTACAGACGGAGTTGACAGCCTGACCCGCCAGGAAATGGACATCACGCCCTTTAAGAATATCCTGAATGATATGTACAGCCGGGATATTTCCAAAAAGGTGCTGGCGGGGCGTATGACCCGTTCCCGGCAGGGAAAGTTTTGTGGTGGGCAGCCGCCTCTCGGATTGATGCGTGACCCGGATGACCGGGGGCATTTGATCCTTGACCCGGAGACGGCGCCGGTGATCCGAAAAATCTATGACATGGCGCTGGACGGCTGGGGCTGTATGCGGATCGCAAAGCAGCTCATGGATGACAAGGTTCCTATCACGAGGGTAAAGAGCAATACGGAATGTGACGTCAACTATTATGCGTGGGGCGGTGCAAGGATCAGTCATATCCTGCGAAACCCATTCTATAAGGGCGCACATCTGGTCTGCCGGACACATCAGAAAGGGATTCGTTCCAACACCTATGACATTATCCCCCGTGAGGACTGGGAAATCATTGAGGATTGCCATGAAGCAATCGTTTCCCCGGAAGAATGGGAGCAGGTGCAGTCAATCATTGACCGCAGACCTACCATTATGAAAGGCAACTCCTGTCCCTTCTATAACCTGTTCCACGGTATCATTTACTGTGCTACCTGCGGAAAGTCCATGCAGGTGCGGTATGAAAAGGTGGGCAGAACCGGAAAAAACCGTTTTACCGGCGAGATGCGGGAGCCGATTGACAAGGCGTATTATATCTGCCAGACCTACAACCGGCTGGGCAAGAACGCCTGCACCAGCCATAAGATCGAGGCAAGGGATTTGTATGACCTTGTTCTGAAGGACATTCAGGAACTGGCGGCACAGGCTCTCAAAGATGCCGACGCATTTTATCAGCGACTGAGCAGCCGGATGGAGCGCCGGTATCTGATAGACGCTTCCCAGACGCAGAAAGAACGCCAGCGGCTGGAAGCCAGAAATCAGGAGATTGACGGGATGTTCCTGAGCCTTTACACCGATAAGGCTAAAGGGATACTGACCGAGCAGCGTTTTATGAAGCTGACGGCGGCGCTGGAACAGGAGCAGGAAGCCAACCAGAAGCGCCTGCAAGACCTGATGTTGATGATGCGACACTCTGACGAACAGGAAAGCGAAGTCCGCACCTTTATCCGGGAAATCCGGCGCTACGCCGCCATTGAAGAACTGGACGAGGCGGTGCTGAACCGGCTCATCAGCAAGATTCTGGTGGGTGAAGTCAAGAAGATTGACGGACAGAAAGTGCAGGAAGTCAGGATCATTTATAACTTTGTCGGAGAAATCCCGGAGATTACAGAATAATCAGTGATCCCCATCTCTCAATCAATGAGGGATGGGGATTTTTTCTTTGCCGTCGTCCGGCAGATGTTACATTAAATTTTCCAAAGTGGATTACAATTATAATTCATTGATTGTTTCAGTAATTGCCATGTTTCGAATCCGCTTCGCCGGGGCATGAACCGCAAGAGCTGCGGCAGCAAATACGAATAGAATGATAAGGCAGAGCGTCATTCCTGGCAGATGCCATGTCATGCCAAAATAGCGTGTAATGAGTCGAGCGTACAGCATACGGCTCAGCAGCAGACCGGCAATACAGCCGACAATCAGCCCGGAAACAGCATAGGTAAAGGCTTCCGCAGCAACCATCCGAGTAAGCTGACTGCCATCCATTCCAATTGCACGCATGACGCCATACTGCTTTGTACGGGCAGAAACGCTCATCGAAATGCTGTTGACAATATTAAAAAGAGAAATCAGTCCAATAATCGCCAGAAAACCATATACGACAATTCTGGAAGCCAGATAGGTAGCAGCTTCCTGCGAATTACGCTCTCGCACATCCGATACAATGATCTCGTCTGTTGCAAGGTGGGCAATTTGCATTACAGTCTGCTCTGTTGCTGAATCGTTCAGCAAAACGCCGATCATATTATAGTTCTGCGCTCCGACCAGACGGTCAAATAGCGCCTGTGGGCAGATGACTGTAACATCATCCGGGAACATTCCCTCCGAAAAAGCCCCCACAATGGTAAGGTCTCTTCCGCTTATATAAACGGTATCTCCAACCTTCAACGGGTTGTTTTTATTATAGATCGTCATGACTTCGTTGCTGCTGGCTGCCTGATCGGCCATCCTGCCTGCTACAACGAGATCCCTGCTTTTTTCCATCATAAAATCATCGTAGGAACCCAGCACCACATGCTCTACCTCTTTCTGCGGACTGCTGGCAGGAGTGTTGGTAAGACCGGTTGCGCCCCAGACATACCCAACACCCGGAATCGCACGCAGCTGTTCTGCCATACTGCGGGACAATACCTGTTCGTTTCCGTACCCGTTCAAGAGAATATCCGGCTGCCACGGAGCTTGACCGGGCAAAAGCAAGCCGGCAAATTTAAGCAGTACAGAAAAGCAGAGCACCAAAACAATACTGAGTGCAAAAGAAGATGTCATTAAAAACAGGTTCTTTTTACCGGCAATGGCGTGATGGGCTCCCAACGACAACTCGATTTTTCCAAAGCTATAGTTTGAAGCATGACGCGAAGCGGAAAGATTCTCTCCCGTGCCGGAGACCGCCGCCACAGGTGAGACCCGTGCCGCCCGTCGCGCCGGTGACTCTGCCGCCAGCAGGACGGTCACGATACCGACCACGATGCCACTGACTAAACCTACAGGACTGATTTGAAAAACCGGTGTTGTGGAAAACTCGCCACCGATGCCATAATGCAGCGCCGCGCAAATGCTCCAGCTGGCAAGTGTGCCAAGCAGAACGCCTACGGGCACAGCCGTTTTGCACCAGTTAAGCGCTTCTAAACGGACAAATCGGATAATTTGAGATTTGCTCATGCCGATACAGCGCATCATTCCGAAGAACTGGATTCGTTGTGCCAGATTGCTGTTCATGCTGCCGGAGATCATCAGTACACCTGCCAGAAGAACCAGCACAAACAGAACTGCGGCAAGGCTGTAAACATTTTTTGCGGCGCTGCTATCGCTTTGTCCGGCGATAGCCATCACACCGGTGTTTTCTGAGACAGCATTTTCCGGCAGGTTATGCTGTGCCGTCAGTTCCGGGATTGCTTTAGCTGCCTTAGACGCGCTGGTAAACTGGACATAATATGACGTTTGAAGATTATGGACGTTGTTCTGCTCCATCAGCGCTGCAAATGCTGTGCGCGGCAGGTAGGCATCCATCAAAGAATATTGCCCGGAATAGTAGCTTTCCTCCACACCGCCCAAACCGGACACTGTAAAATCCCAGTCTCCGGACGGCGTACGTAGTGTAACAGTGTCCCCAACTGCAACTTGAAGGACACGCGCTGCATTGCTGCTGAGCATGATTTCGCCCATTCCCTGCGGAAAGCGTCCTTCGGCGGCACCAGTTGAATTCATTGTCAGATAGGATTCATCAATACCATAAAGTACAACCCTTTTTCCGTCCATGCGGTAGGGCAGTTCTCCGTCCGGGTTAAATATCGTAACTGCACCAATCGAAACCACATCATCCCGCTCCGCAATTTTCAGGGCTGTTTCTTGAGAAATGCCGTCCAACTCTATGTGCCAACTTCCGTTTTTGCCGGTCATTCGGTCGCTTTGGGTTCGAATCATCATATCCGCCACGCTAAAAATTGCTGTCACCAGAAATATCGAAATAATGACACACAGAATGGTCATCCGATTCTGCCGTTTCCGCACCTTTGCAGAGATCGGCACAAGGCTTAAATAGCTTTTCATTCCCGGCACCTCCCAAAATCGGTGAGGTTACCGTCCGATACCTGCAATACCCGGTCAGCCGTTTGCGCGATACTACGGTTGTGGGTAATCATAATAATCGTCTGCTCATACTTTTTGGATGCTTCTTTCAGCAGGGCAATGACCTCGCTGCTGTTCTGGGTGTCCAGATTGCCGGTCGGCTCGTCAGCCAGGATCAGGGCTGGCCGGGTAATGAGCGCACGGCCAATCGCCACACGCTGCTGCTGTCCGCCGGAGAGCTGGCTGGGCAGATGGTTCCGGCGCTCTTTCAGGTTCAGTACCGCAAGAAGTTCTTCCAGATATTTCTTATCCGGCTTCTGGTAGTCCAGCAGCACCGGGAAGATGATGTTCTGCTCCACCGTTAACTCCGGCACAAGGTTAAACGCCTGAAAGATAAAGCCAATGTTCCTGCGGCGGAATACCGTCAGCTTGCGCTCGTCCATGGCAAAAATGTCCTTACCGTCGATCAGCACCTTGCCGGTCGTGGGCGTGTCCAGCGCGCCGATCATGTTCAGCAGCGTACTTTTGCCGGAACCGGATTCCCCCACGACGGCCACATATTCCCCCTTGGGAACGGAAAAACTGACATCCTTCAAAGCCTTGACTGCGGTTTCTCCGCTGCCATAGGTCTTACAAATGTTTTTGACCTCTAATAAATTCATCGTGCATATACCTCTTTCTTCATGTTTTGCGAAATAGGCGGGCTGCTTTTGTTTTTCCTGCCTATGAGGAAAGGATAGCACCGAAATATTACTGTAACCCTACACTCAGCCTACAATTTTGTAGGAATTAAAAAATTCATGGTGAAGGTCGTGCCTTTTCCAAGTTCACTGTCCACCTCAATCGTGCCGCTATGGGCTTCCACGATGGTCTTTGCCAGCGGCAGGCCCAGCCCGATGCCCTGCTTGTCCTGGGAAAAGCGGCTGCGGTAGAACCGCTTGAAAATATGGTGCAGGTCCTCCGGATGGATGCCGCAGCCGTTGTCCTTTACGGCGATCTGAACGGCATTGGGCAGAGCTTTCCATGTAATATGAACCGCGTCGCCGCTCTCCGTATGGTCGAGGGCGTTTTTCACGATGTTGTCAATGGCCTCGGTCAGCCAGTCGCGGTCGCAGAAAAGAAGGACCTCCTCCGGGCCGGACAGGACAAGTTCTTTATGCTCCTGTTTGGCCCGGTATGCGAAATGCAGCTCAACATCCCGCAGCATATCCGCCACATTCTCGGCCCCCTTTTCCAGCGTGACGGAACCGGCGTCCAGCCTTGTGATCTTCAGCAGGCTCTGCACCAGCGTTTCCATGCGGTCAAGCTCCTGCTCAGACAGGTCAGCAAATTCTTTCACGGAGGACGCTTCTATATCTTCCTCATGAAGCAGGCCATTATAAATATTCAGTGCCGCCAGCGGTGTTTTCAGCTGGTGGGAAATATCGGAGATCGTATTTTTCAAAAATTCCTTTTCCCGAAGCTCGTTATCTGCGTGGGCGTTCAAAACCGCCGCCAGGGAATTGACGGAATGGAACAGCCGATATAGCTCCCCCTCACTGTCGCATTCAATACGTGCGTTGCTATCCCCGTCAAGATACACATTGATCTGGGATACCGCCTGTTCCATGATCTTATTCTGCTTTTTGAAATAGGAGCAGCAAACCACCCATATAGCCGCCGCTGCCAACAAAAAAATAAACAGCAGGCACAAAGAAAGCCTTTGATAGCGCAGCCATAAAAAGCCCTGTGCCAGCAGGAGGGATGCTGCCCAGATAACCGATACCGCAAGAAACAGATTTCTGATATCCTTATTTGCAAGTATTTTCATAGGC